TTGATGTAGCATTTACTAATTGATGTTTATATACTTCTTGACGATACACTTTAAAAAAATCAGGAAGCGTTCCAACAAGACTGTTTTTATATATATCGACATTGTATCCATTACCAAAATCGCCATCTTGCACAACCCCATTCCAAACAATCCCAGGGTGCGCTCTTCTGGTTTCTGTTGATTTATGTGAGTTATGCACATAGTCATTCTTAATTACTGCTACATCTGATATGTACTGATAATACGTTAAATTTCCAATCGGCATTATTGTGGATAAGGCGTATCCTCCTGTATCACTATTATATAATCTTGAGACTGATTTGGTATAACCCAGCGTATCGTTTTCATCAGATTCATCAGATACCCAATTTGAAAAATGGCTTACTATTCTAAGATAAGAAGAACTTGGATTTGAAAAATTATTCACCGACGTTACTGTTATTGTTCGTGTTCCATCAGCCGTCCATGTTTTTGTTACTGTTTTCCCATCAACGATAATGTCGTATGAGTAAGTTCTTGCCCTGCGGAAAACTATCGTTCCAGGATATTGTAAAAAATCCGTTGAATCGCTTACCATTTCATCTATTTTATGTGTAACGGTAATAGGTGACGAATAAAATGCATGGGAAGCCAAAGAGCTTCCTTTGATTTTATTATTCCATCCATCTGGTAAAGTTCCAGTTTTTAATTTTGAAATATGCGAATCAGAACTTTTCTTTAAGGTTGCTGAAAAACGAATCATCATTTGCGCTACCGTTTCTAGCGTTGGTCCATATCCTTTTTGTACTAAACCCAGTGATTCATCCTGATCCATAAGTGATTCCTTGGATGGCGTAATAGGCTGCAAAAAATCGTAGTTTGACCATTCATAGCCTGTATGCGCGTCATCAGCAATGTGCGTGCCGGATAATAACAACCATGCACCTGTGTCGTTTGGCCCTCTCTGGCCGGTAGCAGCGCCCGCACCTAAGCGTGGTGTCCACCCATACCCGCCTCCGAACATATTCCCGTAAGTACACCAATTAGACCAGACTTGCGGCGATAGATTATTTTGCGCGTAGCTGCCTGAACCTGAAACAATAAAATTACCTTTGCTGTCGTACGCTTTCCATTCTTGTGTAAAAACTTGATTTAATACAGGTGCGTTATTTGATGTATAAGATATAAGCATCACCGGCCCGCCGGTGTACTTATCAGGATTAGGCATACTCACGCCCACGTAGTCCGTGCCTGTCGGTGTGGTGTAGCAGGTGTTCTTGAATGGATGGTACTCGACTATCACGCCTGACATTTCATCGGTAACGATGTAAACGCCCACCTTCTGAGCACTGCGCGTAGAGGTGACGCGGATTGCCGCCTGTATTTCTTCAACAGTCGGAGCGCCGCCGTTCTTGCTGATGACATGGGGGATCATACACGGCGCTTGGTTGAATTCGGCATAAAAGCAAGGCTGTCTAGCTCAAAGTCTGCGCCGCCTACGTTTTTTACCTCGTGCTGCCAGTTTACCCCGAATAATCCACGCCCAATATCCACCCTGGCAGGCTTCACGGTTGCCGTGGCTGCGCTGAACGTATAGGTATAGGACTGCCCCTCGACATTACAGGTCAATGTCATTGGCTGCGCGCTCATGGCGTTACAGTAGGCATTCGCCATGCTCTTGATGAATGAACCGTCGAACTGCTCCGTACTCAAGTCAGATATTCCAGTGGTGATCGTGGCGTTGATCGGCAGACCGTTATCGGTATCACCGGATAACAGGAAAATCCCAGCTTCGTTGCACCCGTAGTAGTTCTCCCCGATCCGGCAGAAGGAATTGAATTTGAAATCTGCGTATTGAGCGGCAGTAGCCGTGTTGAGATTGAATGACCAGCCATCTGAAAGGCGTTGGTAATACCCAATGTTAGCAGCACCCGATACCTTGCCGCCGCCGTGCATGGCAGTTTCAATCCAGTTGACCGCTGCGGTTGCCGTGCCGCTTATCTGCGCGCCGCCAGTCATCGCTTGAGCGTGGTGCAGAACCGAGATTGCTGCCACCAAAACTGCACCCGATACCTGAATTCCGCCTGCTGGAATATGCGAGAAGTTCAATACTGCGACTGAATCAACCAGTGCAGCGCCAGCCACTTTCGCCCCACCGCTCATATCATCATGCTGGTAACTCAGCAGGGTTTGAAATACGATATTTGCTGCGCCGGATACCTTTGCTCCACCTGAAGCCGTTAGGCTAATCTTGATAGTTGAAAAGTCAGAGATAACCGCCGAGCCGCTGACTTTCGCCCCGCCTGATGGTTGGCTGGAGAAGGTCGTAACTATCGCGACCCCTGATGCCTGCGCCCCGCCGCTCCCAGCCATTTCTTTCCAGCCGTAAGTCACCGGCGCCGAGCCGCCAGATTGCGTGCCGCCCATCATTACCACTTGCGTTATTGTGACCTGAATCGCAGTGACCGTCGCCGTGCCTGATACTTTTACCCCGCCGCTACCTGATGCAATCCACGGATCAAGCGCAACGTCCGCCCATCCTGATACCCGCGCACCACCCGACATCGAATAACTTGTAGTGGATGCAATCGCCTCAGTGAATTCAGGTGATAACTGGACTCCACCGCCCGTATAATCGCCAAACAGCGCGGACAAGACAATGCCAGCGGGGGCTGATGGTTCTGCCATCAATACCGACAAAGCCAGCCCCGTCCGTGCGACGGGTTCGGCTAGTGCCACCGCTGGAAGAATGACAGGCATATCCGCCCCTTAAACCGAAATGGTCGCTTCGGTTAAATTGATTGTGCTGCCCGAGGTGATCGCCACCGTATCCAGAATGAAATCCGCCGCCGACGTGCCAACCGTGCCTTGCAATACATACGTTCCTTTGACAATACGTGCATAGGTTGCCGTGCCGGTTGCTACCGCTGCGCTCGATACAAGCGCAGCGGTTAATGCTGAAGCGCCCCCCACTGCTGCCGCCCACGGACTCGTTACGCCATTAGTAAAACTCACTAGTAGCGTGCCGGTTGCGGCTAAATCTGCACTGGCAGGCGGCGTACCTGAATACACGTTCGTCACCGAACTGGTGCATAAACCAATCGTGGCCGCCGTCACATTCATCGCATTAGCAATCGCGTCCACCAGCGCGATATTCATCATCACTGCACCTAATACCTGCGGCATTTTAAAGCTGAAGGCTGTGACCGATAGCGGCGTACCTATCGTGGCAGTTAGTGAATCCAGGATTGCCCCGCCACCACCGCCGGACAAACTAACAGTAGTATCAATAATACCTACCTGATTTTGATTGTAGATGCGGATATTTGCCAGTGATGCTACTGTGGTCGATGGTGTGGCGCTTTTTGGTGTGCCTAATGTACTTACACCGACACTGGCTGCGGACATAGACGCGCCCAGGGCGAATGACGAAACGGCTGCAAACGGCAATGTTCCGGTTAAAGCCAGCGTAGGGTCGGGTTGTTGTGCGCCAGCATACGGCATGACATAAAGCGGTTGCACGTAGCTCAAATTCGTTGCCGCCCGCCCCGTTATGGTGTCAACAATGGCATTTTTGTATGCCGCACTCAGGTAGGTAGCCATGATCTACCTCTTAAACCTTGGATAACGTGATCTTCGGCGTGATAATGATCTGGTCGCCCGCGTACTGCACCACTTTGCCCGCGACAAAACGCTCCGCCCAAAGCAGCACGCCGGTTGTGGTATCTACGACAAAGTAACCGAACACTGTGACCGCCGTTCCTGCGCTGAATGTCCACGTCTGCGCCGCTTGTGAGGCTTCTGCCACGCCGCCGTTTTGCGCGATTGTCCAACTCCCTTTAACCAGTGACTTCGCTGCGTAGCCGAGCGTTGCCATTTCGGTGTAAGTTGCCGCCACGTCTGTGTCAGCTGGGATAATGTCGTTAGTGAACAACTTGAGGATTTGATTGCCTGGCGTTGCAAAGCCCAGCATAAAGCCCAGGTTAGTGTTTTCTGATTCGGTTGGAACAATTAAAGCCATGATATTTCTCCTAAAAAATTAACCGCCTGCGATCAGGCCGGATACTTGTGTGTTATTTCCAACCACAACGAACTGCCTTGCGCCGTCCTTCTCTCGCACTATCGCAGCGACGTTATTCATTTCACCGGATGCGATACTTTTTTCTACCAGTAATTCGACAATTCCGCTATCTTTCCCTATGCATGGGCCACGAGAGGTCATCCAGATTGCATCTGTTGTATTCGGGATGGTGGTTGCCGAGTTAGCTTGCGCGCTGAATTCAAGGACAATGCGTTGCACTGCGTCTGGTTGTCCGGCCATTGGTAGAAAATAGGTATTGTCGGCACACACATAAATGCCATCAGTAACCGAAGCAATTACCGATACCGGCGCGAACTGATAGAAATTCTTACGCCGATCAACATGCTCATAATCTTGCGATTCGGTATACCATACAATATGCGTATCTGCTGCATCAATAATAAAAATCCAACCGTTGTAATGCGTCAAAGCACTACCGAATGGAGGGGGTGATAGGTGTAAGGTCCGCAATGCGTGACCGTTTACCGGTGTGTCTATGCTAGTGAATTGGTCGGTAGGATTGACTTCAGCAGCCAGATACAGCGTGTCGCCGTTATCGGCTGTGAGGTACAAACGTTTTTTAGTCACGTCCGCATTAACAGGATTCGGCATGGACAGTGTGGTGATACCGCCATTAACTAATAGGGTTATCGAGGTCAGCGTAGAATTACCAGATTCACGCCCGTCTGCCGCGACATAAGTGACGCACGCCTGATAAATACCAGCGGGTAGTACACCCGCTGAAGTTATTAACGTAGGTGCGGAAGTCGGATTATCAATTCCCCATGATTCCAGTACGCCATTATTGATCCTAGCGCGAGCCGTTGCACAGGTGAGATAGACTATGCTGTTGATTTTTTGGTAGCTGATACGGTTCGTATCGGCAGCAAATGCACCAAGAGCCACGCTTGCGTTACCCGGCACAAACCGATACAGCACGTTACTCAACACATAATAGGCTGTCACCCCGTCAGACCAAAGACTATGCGCTCCTGCCAGTGCTAGAGCCAGCGTTGAGCCTTTACGTCTGCGCAGTCGACCGGAGTCCAAAACATCGGCATTGACGATCCGGCGGGCTACATCATTCGATAATTCGGTATCAGCGTGGATATTATCCATCCCTTTGAAGCCGCTGAAATTAACGACGGTAGCCATTACCAGATCATCCGTGTGACTGGCAGGCGCTTATCACGGCGCTTGCGTTGCACGTTCGCGTCTGGCCGATAACCGAATGACTCAATGAATATCATTTCCTGCTCATCAGCTTTTGCCTTATCGAATCGGTCAGAGTCCTGTTTGAGTAGCGCGCAACGATATATCCACGGCATTAAGCGCAAGTGATAAAATGTTGGGATTTCAGGAGCAACCGTTGGCGCAGCAGTAGAAAGAGGCGTGAGTAGAGTTCTGTACACGGTCAGGTAAATTTTTGGCGTAATAAGAATTGTGGCTGCGGTCGGTATTGGCACAAGCCGTAGTGACTGCCCTGTAATAAAATAGCACTTCGGCACGCCGGTTTGTATTTCCCATTGCTGCCCTGGCAAATTACTGTAGCGGTTATCAATCTTGAAGGCAATCTCATTATCGAGCGATTCAACACTGGATTCTTCCAATTTGATACCAGCATAAGTGACGCGCTTCACCTTAATCACCGAGCCATTAAGTGCATAATCTGCCTGACCATTTACTAAGGTAATTTCACAACACACCGCCGTTGTACGATCCTCAATCAATAATGCACGTTCACATGCCTCATTCAAAGCAGAATTCAGGTATGATACAATTTCCGCATCTGTCCACGCATAGGGCGCGATCACGTCCTTGCGCTGCAATCTGAATTCAGCAATGAAGTCGGTGACGTTCATTTCGACATTTCATCCCAGATAGCGTCTGCTTCGCTACGAGATACGGTGAAACCAACACGTTCGCAGAGCTTGCCGATTGCCGGTTTACCTTGAGCGGTGAAATCTTCTTCATTGCTTCCTGACAGCATTGCATTCAACGCATCCACAATAACTTGTTTTCGATCAAAGGATGGCGTGTCGTCTTCTGGTGTGTCATTTACCCCTTCTGGCAAACAACCGTTTGCAATTGCTTCCTTATGAAAACGCTCATCCAGCACACAAGGCGCTACGGTAACAATGGCAGTTTGCCCGCTAGTCAGCGCGAGATACACATCTTCGTTAGAATTTGAACGGAATTTCATTTTTTAATCTCCTGAATAAAACCCCGGCGAACCGGGGTTGTGGTTAGGTTTAACCTTGGCTGAAAGAAGCACGGCCTTTGACGTAGTACTGCACGCTCAAAGTAGCTGCACCTGCGGTTGCTGCCGCGCCAACATAAGCGGGCGTTACATTCAGCACTTTTTCGGTATTGGTATGCACAAAGCCGGTCAGCGTCAGCGCGGTACGAGCTGCGATCTTGAGATCAACCGCAGTCGCATAACGAGTTCCTAGCGTGACATCACCCACGTTTAATGTGGCTGTTGTAGCAGTATTGAATGCAGTTGTGACGGTCAATGCGCCGCCAATAATAACTGCATTCTGCGGAATATCCATCGCGGCATAGGCCGTGGCGGTAGTTGGAATGTCGGCAAAGGTGAAGTCAACACTTGCTTGAATCACTTCTTGTCGGCCTGAGTTCTTGGTAATAGGCATGATGTTTCCTTTCGTTTAATTTAGATAGCGCAAGGCCGAAGCCTTGCGTAATTAGTTAGGCGATGTACGTGTCACAGGTGACAATACCGAAGTCTTGCACCGAGCCGTTGTAGATACTATAAAACTTAGGCTTGAGCAGACCGAGCATCTTGTCGATATTGATACCTTGCTGACTTCCGTACTGGAACTCTTTTTCATTCCATTCTGGCGATCCAATATCGGCCATACCAAGTGCTTGCGCACCACATAACAGCGACCTTGTGCCATTGACCGCACCACCTGCGCCCCACTTAGAGCCACTAATTGCGCCTTTAGTGGTGTAAACCAAGCGGTGTTCGTGGATCACAGCGCCGTCGATGGTGACTGTACCGCCTGTAAACCAAGGTGAATCCGTACCTTGCTTGGTTGCTACACCGACCACTGCGCGTTGGTAATCTGCATCTTTTTTCAAAGCTGCTAACGTGCCAGGCGCTACGAACAGCACGTAGTACTCCTTTCCGCCAGACATCAGCGGTTTGACGTAGTTTTCCTTGGCGTAGGCAATCAAATCAACGATCATCCGATAGCTTGGCAGGTACGTGCTGGCAATCGCGCCGGTTGACGACACCTGTAGGCTAGTGCCGTCATACATCAGCGAACGCTTTGACGATGGCGCAGACACATCAGCGGCAAAGGCCAGGTTAGGGAAAGGTGAGGCGGTGCGAGGCGCGCCGTTATTCATGAAAGCGTAGCTGATACCTGACATTGTGAGGAGTGCCAGTTGGTCAACACGGTTAGCCAGCCAGTAGGCCAGACGATCCTTACCCATTTCACGGAAGTTGATAACAGATTTCTGATCTGACAACTTACCTTTGTTGCGTACCGAGTGAGTTATCAGGTCAATGTTAAGCGCAATACTGTACGACTGCATTGCCTCTTCGTTGCCTTCTCGTTCGTTATCACCGATCACACCATCATCAACCAGATCAGCGACCAACTGCATCAGCACCTGCTCGCCTTTTTCGGTCTTGGTAAGTTCAGTGACGCGCTGAATGACGGCATTGTCGCCGCTACCCATGAATCGTTTAATAAACATCTGATCGCGCGCGGCTTGCCATACGTCGCGTGACCAGACAATTTTTTGTTGCGGGGTCAACCCCGAAAAATTAGTTAATCCACCAGCCATGATATTCTCCTTAAATTGATTGCGTAGTTACAGAACTGCTGTAGGCATACGCTGCCAATGCGAGAATTCATGATATTGTCAGCTATCAAGAGGCCGGACGTTTAACGCCTGTCTTTGGCGAAATCACCAGTTTAGGTG